GTTTATATGCACCAATATTCACAAATCGCAATTCGGCATCTGTATTTTCTGTACTGTCATATAAACCAGTGACTAAGCTCGGTACAGGATCACGCATGTCTAATTTTAATATATTTCGAGTAAAAACAATTTGTTCGGCTTTCAATATCAAATTAACTTGTTCAATAAATTGTTTTAACGCTTCAAATCGATTAATAAACATGCTTTGACGCGGACGATTTTCAATTCCGTAACGCAATTTAGGAGGCAATGATAAATCCGGAACTTCTCGACTAACTAAATCTTTTCCACATAAACTATCAAACCATTTTAATTCAATTGTAGCAGGTAATACTGTATTGGCATCATTGTTAATAATTTTCCATTGACTATGTACGTTACTATCAGTTTTATCAATGGTCCAATATTCTACTGACAATACAACTTCTGTGTCCGTTAAGTATTGCTTAGTGTTAACTAAACTGAATGAATTAGTACCAGTTAAAGCAAGATATGTGTATCCTTGGCCACGTGGATTTTCTATTAAACTTGCAACAGCCTGTGCTGTGAGATATCGACCAATTACATTTGGAATAGTTTTCTTATTTTTAACCCAGTAGTAATATGTGTTATTAAAGGACTGACTAATTGAATCATATTGCTGCCTTAGTGCATATACACTATTTCCGTATAAGGATTTTCCGCTAATGCCTGCAGCAAGGCCAGCTTCAGTATCGGCTAATTTATTCCAGGCATCGGGTAATAATGTTGTTTCAACCCATTCACAAATATCAATGCTTGCACCAGTTGCCAATGTATTCCATGTATTAGTTCTGTACATTACATCTGATTCGTAACTATTGATAAATTTAGCGGTACGCAAATCCCACCATAATTGACCAACTTGTATTTTATTCCAAGGCGAGGCAGCATCAACATTAACATCTCCGACGCCTACCGAATATATTGCAGGATCATAGAATGCTTGATATTTAATTTCTTGAGAGGCAGGGCCGGGTGGTCTTCCTTGTGCTATGTCAATAACATCAAGATATGTTAGTAACTTACCTGATACTCGATTATATAAGAAGGCTTTTTTAATTTTACTAACATCGGGTTTAGAAATTTCTTGATATTTAATGGCCCAACTATTAGTAGAAGACGGTTTTAAATAATCAAAGACTTTTCCAGAAATTAAATTACGATCCAGTGCATAAGGTGCACCTACTACTACTCTATCATTGCCTACTGCAAAACCGATGCCGTAACCATCTCGAACTTTTAATGTGTTATTAAGGGTTTCGCTGTATACCCACTTGCTGGCATATTTGTCATAGATATCAATACGGCCGCTATCAACATTAACGGAAACAAATCTTGTAGAATCTTTATCAAATGTTGTAGCATATTCATTTCTGGTTGATGCCGAATCGTTTACATACGTCGATGTCAATATAGTATCGTTGGAATCTACATACAAAAATGTCGGTAATGTAGTTGCATACTGATCTAACGATGTTTTTATGACAGTATCTTCGTATGAACTATACACAACAAGTGTATTACTACCGTTCATAAATGCAACTCTGCTACCAAAGTATCCAGATTCTTCTGCTTTGTGATTTACTAATTCTTGATAAAATACGTATCCAGATGTTGTCTTTTTATATACAGTAACAGTTCCTTGGAATTGTTTGTTGCCAGATGCTAAACTATCACCTATAGCAAGATAAGATGCATCAGATGATAACGTAACAGTTTCTCCAAAACTTGTAGTAGTCCCTTGTAGGAGTTGCTGAGTAGCATTCGGGCCTGGACTTGTAACTACAAGGATTTTTCCGTTAGTTATTCCATTATTTGAAGATATTACTAAAGTATTATTATCAGAACTAATAGACAACGTACTACCAAAATTAGCATTTACAATAGCACCTTCGTATGTTACTTGCTTATCGTATCCCCAGCCAGTAAACGAAAAGCTGAGTTTTCCACTTGGTGTGCTGTCGGCGGGGTTACTAATAATTAAACTTAGTCCGTTGCTTGATACTGCTAATACAGTTTGCCCGCTAGTGAATCCAGAACCACTAATGGTCATACCTGGTAAAATACCAACGGTTGGATTTATTAACGATCCAACATCTTTTGATAGTGAAAGAGTAGTAGACGAACTACCAACTGGATTATAATATGCAGTCTTATAAACTGTAGTGGTATATTGCAGTTTATAAATCTTTCCTGCATTATTATTATAACCAGACGCAGTAACATATAAAACATTATCACCAAATATTAAATTAGAACCAAAATGTTCGTAAGAAGTTGGAGTTGGACTAACGATAGAATTAACTATTGTGAATACATTGTTTGAATCTTTTTTGTATAAAGAAATTACGCCTTGTTCAGTAAGCCCACTATCCGTGCCAGGAATAAGAGTTACCGGAACATACAATATTTTTTTCCAGACACTGCCATTACTAAATGTTGTAGAAGAAGTATTTACAATTGCTTCATAATAGTAGGTATCCGTTATGTTATATACAATATCGCCTACTACATACGGGCCTGATAATTTAATACGTGTGTATACGTTACTAGCTAATTTTGATCCGGTTGCCAGCCAGTTGCCGTCAGGTGAAATAGCAGTCACAGTGGCAATATTTTTAGGCAAATTACCTGCTGGGCCAACTATTGTTCCAGTGCCAGCAACACTTGAAATATAAGGACGTTGTATATTCTGTCGTTGCAACCACGGAGATTTATAACCAGCTTTGTCCCAAGTTTGTAATTCTCCTAATGCAGTCGAAATTGCAATTAACGTGCCGTGTTGGTTAGACGCAATATATCGTCCGTAATTTAATAAATTTGCAGGGCTTGAATTTGTTAATTCGGTCGTTTCGTATATTGGACTATATTCCCATGCCGCCCACTGGCCGGTTCCTGCATCGTCAGTCCATATCTGTTCTCCTAATTCTAAATTAGAAGTAATAGATCGATCAATACTATCAATAGATGACAGACGACGGCTGATTAATACATTTACATTTACATTAGATATTAATTCAGGAACAATTTGCTGGCTCCAACCTTTAATAGTTATTCCAATAGTAAATTTATTTTGCGATACAGATATAATTTTATAAAATCCATTCAATAAGGAAACTTGAGATAAGCCAATATAATCTCCGACTACTAAGGTTAGTAGTTCAGTTGTAGTTACAGTTAATGTTGCATTATCATATTCTAAGTCACTTACATTAATATTAGAATTAGTAAATTGATAAACATTCCAATCATTCTTGTCAAATGTCACCCAAATGTAACATTTATTGGTAAATGTTGTAATATCATAATTGATTCCAGTTTCGGGATCTATACCTGTAATATCTCCTAATGTTTTAAGGATTTTAAAAACTTCTGATGATCTCACATAACCTGCACTACGTAAAAACGGTTTATAATTATTAACTGCTGGCCACGGACTATTGTTATAGACCTGAGGTTTTAAATATATTTGATTGGCATTTTGTCTTATGATAAAATCAGTAAATGCATTTGTTGTATCGGATAATTCGTAACCCTGTGGATTGTTTTTAACAAGTGATTCATCTAATATAAATTCTATATTATCGAATGCAGAGCTTGCTCCATATTGTCCGGCACGAAGTGCCCATTCTTCGTAAAATGTTAAGCTATCTTGGCCTTCTGCACTTAATACATCAAACAGTTTATTAAAACTATTCTGAGTACCTTTTTCAATTATCATGCCTTGATAAAATTTAAATTCGCTAACATCATTCTTAATAATGTTTTCAAGATATTGCCGTTTTTGATATCCTATCAAATGTTGGGCCATCTTTTGTTGATTATTGTCAAAATTATCACTATCTAAACTATAAAAATCTTCAAACTGTGAGGCTTTATAAGTCCAATTTGGCAATAATTGAGTAACTGGTTTCTTATCAAGTTTAATCCAATTTTTAGCTTCAAATGTCTGCGAGCCTGATAAAAACTTACTTGCAGTATAAAAGAACTGTTTATACTGAACAATATCTCCCAAGTCATAGTCTTGCCAGGCAATCCAATTTTGGATTTTTGCAATATCAAGAATAAATCCTGGAATATCAAGGCCGCCGTACCATGCATCACTAATATATCCAGACACTTTAACTCTATCTTGTTTATATCCAGTTTCTGGACTATAAATTGTATCGCTAAACATAGTTGAATTATCTAATAATATAACATGCTCGTGTTGTATTAAATAAAAACTTGCACCGTAAATACCATCGCTAGTACGAGAACTATAACTAACTGAATTATCTTCTCTATAAGAATTAATAAATATTGCTTCCAATGGAGTACCGTCAGCTTTAAAAATTTCATAGCCGTTGAACGGATTTCTAATATCGTCAATAACACACAAGTTAGCATTAAAGATTATTTTGTCGGCAGCTGGACTAAGACTTATAACCGGACTACCAATGCTACTTAATCCTTCAAGTTTAACAAATAATTCTTCATTAAAGTCTGGACTGGCTTCGACTTTTCTAAGTGCTTGATAATAGTCTCCATTATATCTAACAATATTGCCGTATTCAACTGATTCTAGCGGATTCCAATCAATCCATCTCTCCTGTCCGGTAGCCCAATGTTGTGTAGTCCAGAATAGAAATTCTTTTGCACTAGTTTCCCAATTGGTAACTGCATTTAATGTTGTATTAAAATCATCAAATACAAATCCCTGATCTTTTAACCATTCTCCGTATCCCAATAAAAAGTCAACAACATCCTGCAAGGTTGTAAATCTAGTTCCGTATGGGACAGTATTTGCAAATTCTCTATCCCAAACTTTTCTTAAAATAGCTTCTCGTCCGCCAATAATTGGTAGCGAAGATAATGATTTAAAATTATTAAGATTAAAACTAGCAACTGACAAATGCGATATAGTTGTTCTATAAAATTTATTGTCAAATCTAACTATGTTGCCAGCAACATAATTTTGATCAGGAGTCCAGTTAGTAAAACTTTCTGAAATTCCGCCTACATTAATTGTTATACCAGATTGTAGAAAATTATATGTTTTAAAATATGGCTGTGTTTTACTGTAACCCTTTACTTCATATTCGGTGCTAGATAGTTTAGTTATAATAACTCCGCTGTACGTAATCTTACGCACTGGGCTAGACGTATTCAAAATAGTTGTATAATTTTCCGGAGGAACAAATACACTACCGGCTGATAACGGAGTTTTTGAATCTAATAATAAATTAAATTTTTCTTTGCTAGTAAATCCGCCAACACGATAACTCAATTGTGTTTTAATATTTAATAAATCGTATTGATAAGAATTATAAGATTTTAAATTATCGCTTAAAATATAATTTACAATGTAATTTATAATCCCTGAAGTTTGTTTTCTTATTGTACTAGAATATATACTAGGAAGCGTAATATCCGAAGGTGTAACACGCAATCCAGTGTCTTTATAAATTAATTGCCCTGTTATATTTCTCATAATCTTAGATCTATCAAGTAGCACACCGAATGTTTTTGAAGGAGCTAATAATATTGATGTCAAAATAATACTGAAAGCATAATGACTGCTCCGTCTCCATGTGGATTCAACAGGACTTATATCTCCAAATATAAAACCGTCCGTGGGACGAGCGGTTAACGGACTGCTTGCTAAACCAGAGGCAAGTGGGCTAATAAGATTTCCAAACTCATCTACTGGGATGTGTTTTGTTAAAAACGGTTTTGCATATTTTTTTAAATAAGTTGCAGGCACACCTGGTTTACGTACTGCACCGTCAGCAATATCTTGCCACATTATCTGATTATCACTAGTATATGGCGATGGACCATATACTGATTGCCACCATAATGGCTCGATTGTAAATCCCAGCATTTCCCACGGGCATAACTGTGGTCGTTCAGTATCCAAAATCCATTGATAGATACCTTTCCAGTAACCTGGAAGTTGCCGACCGTCAGGAGCATTATGCCCTGTATAGTTAAATGTGAAAGAATTATTTTGATTATAGTTAATTGGTTTTGTAAAATCTCTATCAATCAGGCTTGACCACTTATAAAAACTAGGAGCCAAAGTTTCATTGAATTCAGTTAAGCTATAGTCTGTTGTTCTATTGTAACTAGGAATAATATCTGCAATATCAAATATTTCAGTGTCATAAGAAATTTTAATATTATTAAAAATACGCTTTTCTAATTCTAATATTATGTTATCTCGATAATCGTTATATGCTAATATCTGACTACCATCGTGTCCCTGTATTATCATACGAGGTGTTATTAAACTAGTATCTAGATAAAGTTTAGGCTCATATTTGGGCCACATACCTAGTTTAGTCGGAGTTTCTGGAATAAAACTGCCATCAGTGCTGTCGTATTCGTAAATTGAAATGATATCATTTTCTGCTAGTATGGCAGAAAGATTTACAAATCCCTGCGTATCAAATGTATAATCTTTTGTATGTATTAGCTGTATACCATTCAAATATACAAGAACTGCGGTATTTGATAACTCATCTAAGTTAAACACATTAGTAAGAGGATAAAATTTTATTCTGCCATCTATTACAGTAATGTTGGTTATCTTGCTGGCTCGATAAGGAACCATGTCACTAAAATAATATGGAAAATTATTAGGTTTATCTTTATTAATCTCTTGTAAAATTAAATTTACTTGTTCTATAGGGGTTGTGTTGGCTGCAAGAGAAGTAGCGATTGAAATAAAATTACGCTTAAACTGATTATAATTATCGCTTGCTTGTTCAATTGCACGAATAATATTATTACTACTGGATGTAATGTGGTATAAACTTAAACTGCCCGGGCCGCTGTGCTGTACAAATTTAGTACCGCGTTGTGTTACATTACCTAAATCTCGTAAATTACTGGCACCCGGAAATACTCCAATAAATGTAGTGTCACTGATCAAATCATATTCAGTTTCTTCTATAGAATCAGCGTCTTCCATGTAGATATTGTCAATGATACTATCCACATGGTCAATAACTTCGCCCAGTGTGAAATCTTTAATATCAGCATTAAGAGGATTATTTTTTAAATTAACTGGTATTTCGTAAAAGCCTTTAGAATTAATAGGCTGAGCGGCAAATGCTCGAATAGTTAATACATCAGTAAGAGAAATATCTGTTTTAAGAACTATTTTTTTATAATCCGACTTATCAATTATCTTCCAGTGGTCACGTGCAAGACGTTTACCATTAATATATACTCTAACAATTAAATCTGCGAGATCTAAAATATTATCAAAAATGTCAATATCAAAATTGTTAGTTTTGTTGGAATTTTTATAAATTCTTATTGCGGCTTGTGTAGTTGAATTTGTAGCAACTTGCCACCCGTTAACAAAATTTGTATTTCCAGTATAACTAGTTTTGACAAGATGACCTGTTTTAACAGATTTATTAATAATAGTGATAATATCTTTATATTGGAAGGTATCAGTCGCTAAATTAAAATTAAAAACAATATCTCCAATATTTGCAATATTTTTATAAGATAATGCAAATCCTAAATTCGTATCCGGTGCACCACTTCCTATTTTATAAGAAAATAACGTTGTCCCAGTGAATGTAGATCCATCATATACGGTTTTATTGCCAAAACTTTGATTTAACTCGTCAACAATATCAAACAAAGGTGCTTGATTTACATTAGTTTTTTGTTGTGCTGGTAGCCAAGTTGTGCCGTTGTACCAATACATCAAGCCTTGATTTTTAGTACCTTGCTTGACTAGCACAACGTCATTAAGAACAGGTTCAGCAATTTTAACTAGTCGGATTTGTCTGCTCGATACTCCGGCAGTTACAGTATGTACAACATCAATAAATTCTACTCGATATAAATTGTTTTTTACTAAACGATCAGTATCAGATAAAAATAAAATCTGCTGGCCTTCGGCAAGACTAATACCATCAACGTTATGACCGAGTGTACCTTCAATCGTTGAAAATGCATCTTTTGTAAAATTATCAATCAAATCAATATCAGCAACTGCATTAGTACCAAAATTAAATAATTTTAAATTTGCTTCGAATTCAATAATAGGCCTAACAGCCCGCAATGTTTGATCTAGTCCTACCGTTGTGTTATTATACTTTGCACTAGTTTCTATGACATCTTTATGGAACCATCGATTATATCTTGACCAAGGATTGTGATCTAAACTTGCACGATTAATAACAATATAATCAAGTGTCTTTGCAAAGCCTGTGGAGTCTCCAAAACCGTCACTGTCAAACGGAGTTGAGTCAAATTTTAATACTTCAGATTGAGAATATACGCTCGATACTTCTAAAATAGATTTGTTAATTAATTGTATAGAGGTGCCCACACCTTCGATATAATACTCGCCTTTTGCATATTCAACTGGATTGACATTGCCTCCAAATGCAACTTTCATTCCGTTACTTAATTTGGTTCCATCACTTAATTTATAAAACTTTTTGCCAATAATATCAGATGCAACATCTATAGATGAATTTTCATCAACGTTATAAATTTCAAATACACCTCCTAGGTTTATATCGGTTTCACTTTGATAATATAATATATTAGGTGAATTTGGAGGAACTTTAAATAATAGTGTTCCGGTTTCAATAGTGTTATTAGTTATTCCTCTGGAGTATATGTCAAGGGCACTGAGGGTACGGGCTGTTTTAATACTGAATGGATTTCCAACACTATCTATTTCAAATTTATAAGTCTGGCCGCGATATAACTTAATAACAGGATTAGCTGTTAGACCATCTGGAGTAAACAAATACTGATTATTAGCTCCTTCTTTTTGAAGTTTTACTGTGTACGAACTAGTAACATCACTCTGTTGGCCGTATATCTTAATAGTTTCAGGGCCGTAGGGTAACCAATAATAATTTTGAAAATTAACAAATTTATCCCAGTCAATATGCGGATCCCAGCTATAAAATTCTTGTTTATTTAATCTTGCATGATTAGAAGTGTTGGCTCCAAATACTCCTAATTGATTAATATAATCAATATAATCTTTAAAAAATGTATTATTTCCCAAAGTGTCGTTAATTACAACACTAGGTTCTAATTGATAATTTTGCCTACTACTATCAATAGCTTCTACAAATATATCAGTTCCAGTAGTAGCTTTAGCATATTGTCTACCAACATAGCCATTAACTTTTTTAGCAGTACCTGGCTGTACTAACTGGTCAATAGTAGCTTGTAAAAATCTCTTGTTGGCGTCAGTTTTGTAAAAATTTGGAAGGAAGTTTACTCCAATACTTTTTTTAGATCCTGCAGGATTAATACTATCAGCCATTTGATGCTCCGTAATTTGAACTGGTTATGTTTTGTGTATAAATTGAGCCTAATGCATCGCCTGTAACTGATTTAATATTACCTGACGTGATTCCTGAAATTATTTCTATATCAGAAACTGTTGCACCATTGATAAAAATCTGGTCGCTTGGGCATTTTATTTCAAATAAACTTCCAAAATACGATCCGGCTTGCCTTGGAACAATAATAAAATTTGTAATATCAGGAGCAAGCTGATTCATTACATACGTAGATAGTTCTGTAAAATAAAATATATCACCAAAGTTCCAATTGTCTAAAGTAAAAAACTGATTAATTGCTGTGATTACTCTTGATTTAATATCATTATCAGACACTACGGAATCAACATTCTTACTTATTTTAAAACTAGCTTGAACATCTGCTGTTGCAATACTACCAAATAAAATTTTATATTTTACAGGATGATAAACAATTTCATCACTAATAGATTTAATTAATCCCAATGACGGGCCTATTATATTATATAATTCAGATGAACTTGGGGGTCGTGGTTGACTTGAAGTAGCACCATCAATCCACTGTCTAAATTGTGTATCATATGATTTAGTTAAAACATAGATATCAATAATATTACTTGAACCTGGATCAATTCTTGATTCGTAATCTGCACTATGAGTATATTGAAATTTTAATTTATCGCGACCTGGATAAACTTTATAATCAAGAGTTGGTTGAATTCCAAGTTTGGTATTGTATACTTTTACAACTCCAGTATCTGCAAAATAAAAATACTGGCCATCAGCATATCCCACAAAAGATTTAGGTTGCGAACTTAAGATTAGTATCTTGTTTGTATCATTATTAATATATCTGTAATCTTCCTGGCCGTCTGATATTGAATATCTTTCTTGTATAATATATTCTGTTAAATCAACTCCGTTTGGAGAAACAATATCTAAAAACATCTGTGGATTGTCTACCACTCCGTTATTATCGCTGTCTTGAAAAGATACTACTAATTTTTTATTATCAATATATCCGTCTATTCCGCTATACGAGGAAATAACATCCCACACTAGGTCTGCCGTAAATGGCATAGTACTCGAAGGTTTAGTATTAATACTTAAAATATTAACTGAATCACCAACAACTGAATTAGAAGTGTTATCGTAAATCCGTATATTATCATCAAAATAAAATCTGGTTTCTTTATCGCTTTCAAATACATATCTCAGAAGGCGAGTAGTTATAGTATAATACTCGTTATCTGTGGTAAACATTAATATCCAGCTAGAATCTTGTTTTTTATTAGTATTGTTTCCCTGTTTGCTTAAACTAAACGCACTAACCTGATCTAAATTATTTTCAAATACTAACTGCCAAGACTGCACAACCGTGTTATATCTTAATCCAAACGGTCTATTAGAATAGATTAAATCAATCATTGTTGCAATTACCGAAGTGCTTAACGATGTGGCTAATTTAGGAATAATCTGAATAATTTTTGCAGTTGACGGAATAATTTGATTTAAAGTTATAGGGCCATCAGTTTGTGATAAATCAGTACCAGCACTATTAACCAAAATTACTTCGGCCCAAAGATAAGATAATGCACCTGGTTTATTAGCAACAGTAGATCCCAGAGGGATAGGTGTTATTGCATTACCATTTGTTGAATCAAAATACTTGCCGTCTGGTGGCAAAAATTTAATTAATGCACCAGGAGTAAGATATTTTAAATCAGTAGATGTATATGATCCCACCGGATATGCAACATTGTCTGCTATATCACCAATATAGCCTGTAGAAGAATTGCTATCTGTACTTTTCTTATACCATGCAATAGTAAGACTAGTAGATAAAAAAGTAATGTTATTAGAATAATAAAAATTTCTTAAATCTGCGTTTTTGATAATATCATATACAAGATTTTTTATAATACCTTCTATATCTGTTTTAGTTACATAATTAAATTTTGTATATAATACATAAGAGTCTTGATATAACACTCCGTCGTTTGCATATAAATTTGTAGAACTATATTTTCCAGTAGGATCCTTAAGGTCAAAATATCGACTTATTCCGCTGGCGGTTCTATTAACTGCTTTAATTTTTGCAACTTGCTGACTAACTGCCAAAGGACTAATATTATAATCTTCGGCCGTAATCATTCTATTTTGTGTATAATAGGTTGCTGGTGCATTTGCTTTAATTGATGCATTGGTTTCAGCTATTTCTGAATTAGAAATTGATGTAGGAAGATTCAATGTAATCGTCAATGTTTCAGTTTGGTTCTTTTTTGAAATGTAAGGAATTGAAATAGAAATATTTCGTATATCTGCAGGATTAATTACATAACTAAGACCATTACTAGTTCGATAGTATGTTCTAAAAGTACCTAGTGGTAAATTTCCAAAAGTACCATCACTAAATGCAATACTAACGGTATCGGCGGCTCTGGTAATTACCGAATATATGTTCCTAATACTTTTATTAAGACTATTATAAATTACATTATTACCTTTAAGGCTTGAGATTTGTGTCCACAATTCTGACTCGGCACCATTCTGATTTAAACGATATAACCAAACATCATTATTATTAATATTTTGCGTTGCGATATCAACAGATTCGTTAGTACTAGGTTGTGTAATGGTAAATGTACCTGTACTCAGCGTGCCTTGTGTAAAATTAAAAAAGAATCCTGTACCTGGGCTACTTGCTCCGTGGCCATCTTCTTTATAGATATAAGCTGGGTGATTGCCAATTTTAGGAGCTTCTTCGTAAACATAGTCTTGGCCAGCAAAGGTTGTACTGGTAATTTCAAAATTCATATTTCTGCCAGCCACCGATTTAGAAAAAGTATAAATCGGAATGTCTGTATTAGCACCTTGGAATCGGTACTGACTAGTTGGTATTCCGTATATAGTTGCCTTATCGCTAGGGTTTCCAAACTGCTGTGTAGAACTCATTGAGGCATTTAAAACTTTGATAAACTGATCGTACCAGTATGCATTGGCTGGATCGTTCCAGGTAATAATCTGTCCTGCTAAATTTCTTCCATTGCTGTCAACAACCGTTTCGGTAGTACGTACTGTATTAAATTTTAATAAGCCGCTAGCAGGAATATTACGTTTAGCATTATAGCTAATTAACCGGGCTAATCGCAGTACACTGTCACGTCGCTCTGCTAGTTCTAAAAAGTTTTCACGGGCATTTAAGTCAACACGGAAAGCTATGCTCTGGCCCAAGAATGCAATAAGATCCACTAGGGCAAGGTATTCGCTAGACTCAATATAATCGTTAAAATCTTCAGGATAATTTGTACGCAAATAGGTAATCATAGTTCTGCGTAAGTTTTCAAAGTCATAACTTTGAAAATCTGCATTGCGGAAGCTCTGATAAATTTTCTTCCAGTCTTCGCTAATTAATAAATTATTTTGTCTATCAGTTGAACTCATGATGTATCCTATCGTGTATTTATTTTATATCAATAAGTACGTAGTTTATTGTGCCAGTAAGCCATTAGTTTGATCAAATCTTAATTGCAGGGTTTGTTGAATGTTGTACGCAAGAAAGGTTAGTGTACATTGAATCTGTATACCTTGATCGTATCCGGTTACCACAACATTTTCGGCTTTAATTCGAGGATCATAATTAATAATGGTGTTAACATTTTTTAATATTATTTCTTTTATTTCAGGAGTTAATGGCTCAAACAACAAGTCCCATATTACTGTTCCAAATCCTGGTTGCATTAATCGTTCGCCCTGACGTGTGTAAAAGTGGTTAAACAAGTCCTGTTTGATCAATTCAAAGTCATAAAGATTATAGTTTTCAGTATTGGTATTAACAGTACTAAACCCTTTATACATCTTTGGTCGGATAGATTCCGTATGATTGACCGCTGGTAATGTTATTTTTTTATATAGATTAGCATTTGAGCTCATTATGTTCTTGACTCCTCTTGTTATTGTTGTGTTGCTGGTGGCGGATCTACTTTAAATGTATCTGTGCTGGTAGTATAATTTTGCCACAAATCTGGAGGTGTTAACATAGTTTCGCTAAAATTACTTTGCTTACTAAGCTGATTTTCATCTGTATCGTCATATCGGCCGTCAATATCTCTATCGGTTTTTTCAGTTTTAACTTTACCCGGATTTATATTTTCGTGATATACATATGGTTCAGCTGTAATAACTCGACGCATAATTGTTGGAGGAATTTGAGTTTCATCGTACTTTCCAGTTTCAACTGATAACTTATGTAGTTTTAATCGTTGAGGTAATCCTTTTTTACTTGCTGTACTCAGTGCAGTAAGACTAGCGTCACTTGGTTTACTTGCTGTAGATGCAGGAGATGTTGGATTTAAGTTAATATTGCCGCCGGATATAGTAGTATTAGCCGCCTTAATTTCCATATTTCCGCCGGAAGTTTGAAAATTGTGTCCGGCAATATTAAAGTCAAAATTTCCAACTACCTTATGCTGATAGTTGCCGTCAAATACTTTATCTACATTTTGTAATACATGTTGTAGGTAGTTTTGATCGTATAATTTGTTCACATCTTTTTTAACATGATGTGTATATTTTTGCTCGTATGTTTTATCAACATCCTTCTTTACATGAATTTTTTGATTTTCATCAACAATTAAAATATGATCTTTGAGCACATGGGTGTGCATTTCTTTGTTGGCTTTAATATTAATATTTCTGCCTGCTTCCATATTAATATCTCTAGTTGCATAAAAATTCAAATCATTTTTAGTATGTACACTGATACTATCGTTGGCGTAGATATCAATCTTGCCGTCGCTAGTTAATTCAATCCAACTTGTTCCGCGGGCGTTACCAATATAAATTAAATCTTCACTGTTGTGTAGTAAGATTTGATGGCCAGTTCTAGTTCTAATTCTAAACAGTTCGTTATGTGGTAATGTAACTTTACCGTCAGTTTCATTGTTGGCAACACTGGCATACTCAGGCGGGCCTGCACTAGCAGTAGTCTTACGTAGATATCTATCATCACCGTCATCCATAACAAATGTTGTTCCGCCAAGACGACTAACAAATGCATCTATTCTATAGTCTAAATTACCAATTTTTCCTTTTTGTGCTCCGTCTTGTTTATCAACTGGGCCTGGGGTACTAATTCCAAATACCATACTAGGAACTTCTCGTCTAGCACTGGAAGATGTAATTCCTCTGATATCATCAAACAACAATCCTTGAGTTTTTAATACATCAGCAAACGGGTGTTGAGGTTTTAATCCTTGTGTAATATCTGGATCGGCAGTATTATCAACTTTTTTATTATATTCTGCCACAGGCACTCTACCGTATCGACCAGCTTTATCAGGTTTAACATCTTCAACTACTTTTTGAGTGGCGGCAAGACCAGGTAGCATAAAATTCATGCCTTCGTCTGCCACACATCCTATCCAAAAAGCCTTATCTACTGCTCCATCAATAAAAATAACAATTACTAAAGATCCAACATCGGGTGGTACCATCCACATGCCATAAGACTTTTGTGTATTATTATAGGTGTCAGTCTTTGAATCTTTAGACACTCCGCCAAGATGATCAGAACTGGTTACACCATAAAACGGACTCATATATCTAGCTTGAAATGTTTTAGATGAGTCTGTACCTGCACCAACCGGACGTAATATTTGTACTTCTAAAATTCCCATAAATGTGCTGTCTAAATGTCCAATTACTTTGGCAAGGAACGGGCCGGGTCTTGGACTTTCCAGCATGTCGGAACTATAATAACTGTTATCTTCTTGTGCCATAATTAAGGTCCTTGTGAATAATCGTCTGGGTCTGCGGCCGGCGAAGTTGCAGGAACTGGCGTACCGGTAGTATTAAATACCTTCGAGTCAGGATCTGTATTGGTAGCTTCCTGATACGGACGTCTATATCCGCCTAATTTTTGTTTAAATTCTCCGCCGTTAAATGTACTAGTAACTTCTGTTAGTCGGTAAATTCCGCTCCATGAAGTAACCGGAGCACTGTCTATTGAGCCAGTAAATGTATACAAGCCAGTACCTTGGTTGATATCAATTGGCGTTCTAAAATTAACAACGATATCAACTTCTCCATTTTGATAGTTTATACTGCCATCATCTAATAAATTTGAGCTATTAGATGTAGATGATCCGGTATAATTCCCCATGCCACTGTGTGCAATATAATACGGATCTCCAATAATTGTCATATCCAATTCAATCATATCTCCTTGGCTCTTAGTAATTGCATCGTGAAATAGTCTTGCGGCACGAGTTACTGGACTATCAGGCCCGCTGCCGCCTTTTCGGTCAGTGTTAGTTAACGTTTTAACAAATTTGACAATTCCTGGTATTATTCCAGGTTTATCTTCAGGAGGATTTCCTTTGCCAACTGGGTCAAGCGGTTGGACTTCGACACCTTCTCCCTGCGATGTACTTGTGATAATATCAGAACTTTTAGCAAACGAGTCTGCAAGCATTGCTGTCACAAATCCGTTATCAAAGTAAATTTTAAAATCTAGAATATCAGCATTTTTTCCAGTATAGATATAATTATATTCTTTAACGGCTTCTTCTTTTAAACGATCAAATCCTTTAACTTTGACATTAGGTGCAGTCACTCTACTACCATGTACATTATAAGGAATAACTCGATAAACATAAATTTTAGGTTTTACTCCCTTAGTCGCCAAATTAGCATCCGTTGTAATATTATACACTTGGCAATCTATTCTCCACCACTTACGCCAACCTTCGTCAGTTAGTGCCTCTGGTCCAAGAGCTACTCTAACATAATCGCTTTTTAATAATACTTGATTTATAGCATTGGGAATATCGCTACCTTGAGGATACTTAAAATTACCCTCAGTAGGACCATTACCTGCAGTTATTGCACTTTTGTCAAATCCACCATTTTTATATGCCGAAATATTTTTTACAGTTGGCGGAGTTGAAGTTCTATTAGCATCAACATCTAATACGCCTTTGCCTAAAAAATTGACTTTACTTCCGTCTTGTACATAATTGCCGCGGCCGCCTTTTGTTGTTGGTGGAGCTCGAGTAACACCTAATATAGTTCTTAAACCGTTATCAGTTACTGATAAATCTGTGGTTGCACTGGCATTAGTTGGGGTTGATTTACTAGAAGCAGAAGACCAGTCTTCTGGAAATAGTATAATATATTCGTCAGGAACAGAATCGGATCCAAGTCGTTTAGCTTCATCAATAGCTTGTTTATTGAGATATGATTCTAAGCTGTTTCGGCCGGTTTGCAAAATCTCTTGTACAGACTTTCCTGAAATGGATACTTCTGTTTTAAAATTCTTATATTCATTTGCCAACGCAGCCTGACTAGTTGGCATCGCTCCTATTTGATAAATTGCACCTTTATTATCAACCGTCATATCAATATCAGTTATAACAAAAGGAATGCAACGAAAGGTGCCGGGTATATTAGCCATCATACCTGTTTCTTTATTTCCACGAAATTCAATCGTCAATGTCCAGGTAGCATCACGCCAGTTCTTATGTCCTTTTAGTCTGGCTAATGTTTCTAATGCTATAAAAAACATACCCATACTATAAGGTTCTGTAATATTAAAACTAATATCAGTTACGTTAGAATTCGAATCATGTTCAAATCCTATTGATTGTTCCAACACAAGATTATCTATAAAAAAATCAAATTTTCCGTATGCAGTTTGCACTCTGTTATCAAAATCAGTATTTGCTGATTTACAAAGCAGGTCAATGCGGCTACCTGACATATAAGTTGCGTCAGGTGCATTGGCCTCTTGGTCAGACAAACAACCTATGCCTAATACGTAAGTATAGCTAGCATAATCAAATAACGGATTTGCTAGAGGAAGTTTAACACCTTCCAGTGTTTTAAGATATTTGTTTAAACTATTAAGGAACCCACTGACACTGTCAAATGTAGATGACAATCCTGTGGCAATTCCTACATTACTAATCGTATTTTTAACAGTGGTTATTAGAGTTGTTGCTTGATCTAAAAGAGCCATCTTACAAACCTAATGCTATTTTTAAACTACTATTTTTACAAATATATATTTTTTTACCTGGAACAAAATCAAAAATTGGATCTTGTAACACATCAAGATTACGTTGTATAAAAACCCACCACAAGGCAGCATCATTATATAAGTCAAATGCCAGCAAATCTGGGCGATATGTATACTGACTTTCAATAGTATATAAGAAATCATCTTTTCCTGCACTAACAGGTCGTATTGTTAATACATCTAAATAATTTGTAATTGTAGGTGTAGCATACCAGGGACTGGTATTTTTATAATTAGAAGCCATAATTAAACATATCCAAAAGTATTATTAAGATATCCGCCAGTGACAAACCTATCAAGGCTGAATTTACGGGCACTGTTTCTACTGTAAATAGGTTGTAGTTTTACTGTGAAAGTGCTCTTTGTTGGCACATGGCTTATGCCACCGCTCATCGTACCGCCAATTCCAAACGTACCTAGCAATCCAGCAACTTGTCCAACACCACCGGCTAAACTACTAAGAATAGAAGTAGCCGATCCAACTGATCCACCAAGAGCACTGCCAAAGGCACCTCCAAGCGAATCTAACAATCCTCCAACTGCATCTGCGGTTCCTTGAACACCGCCGGCTGCACTTCCCACAACAGGTACTCCAATATAATCGGATTTATCATCTAGCGTAATATCCATTGAAGTAACTACTACAGGAACATTTTTAAAAACATAATTTCCATAACCATTCAACATAATAACAGGTGGAGGATTGCCAGCCTTTGGATCATTTCCTACGAACATTTTGGTTAAACTTCTTAAATAATGCACCATGGCAATCCAGTATAGTCCTTCTGTAGGATCCGAAACATACATAGGAGCTGTGATAATGATAGCACCCGGGTCACTATTTTTAAATGTTTGGAATGTATAATTTGAATGAATTGGAGATACTGGTGTATAACTGGCTCCACTGTGTATATTGATTCGAGGAGTATATGGAAATATTAAACCGCCTGCGTCTTTTAATGGTTTTAATACTGGGCTTGATTTGAAACTAATCCAATTAGCAAGACTTAACCTGACTCGCCAGTCATTTGCATGGGTATCTTCTGTGAAAGCACTAATAGCACCTAGTATATCGCCAATTGCTTCACCAGACGCTGGTAAATTTATACTACGAATAGCCTTAGCAATGTCACCTGATTCAAGAGCAGCGGAAAATACAGAACTTAAATTGCTTGCTGTATTAAATCCGTTGGTACCGGCAGTGACCACATTGCCAATATTTGTTAGTGTTGATGTTAATCCAGCACCTAAATCGAAACTCATAATATATCTCCTGATACTCTATTTATTTGACTTTAATAAGTGCGTAGTTTATAATGTAATTTACGAGGAATCATCTAATGACAGCAAAAGTTAATTACCTAAACAACAAGGATATGTTGTTGGAAATACACAGAAGTAAAACATCGTATTGTAGCTTCACACAGCCCGAATTTCATCAATATGATAGCATATTGCCAAGCGTTGATAAGATTAATATCAGAAGTGTTGCAGATGCAAAACGAGCACGGGCAAAACGAATTGGTGATTTAGAGTATGCTAGACGTAAGGCAGCTGGTGAAAAAGTCAAGCAAGCAGACTGTGAAGTTGATTATAAAAAGATCACAAAAACAGATGTAGTGTTTAGGGTTATGACTTTTGATCACATTCCGCTTAACGGGACTAGAAAAAAGAATCCTAAGAGTTTGGCAGATCATAGAGACAAGGTAAATTTTCCACCGTTCCAACATTGGAAATACAACGAAGAAGATGAACTAGTATGTGTGGGCAAGAGTCACTGGAAAGGCGATTTGGAAAAAGGTCACTTTGATAAAGATGCTGGACAAATTACTCCAACACTTGCCCGTATGATGATCAAACTGTGTGAGCGTTATGCCACACGGGGCAATGTTCGTGGTTATACTTACAACGACGAAATGAAGGGACAGGCTATTTTACAACTAACGCAGATTGGACTACAATTTGATGAATCAAAATCAGACAATCCTTTTGCTTATTTTACTGCCGCAGTTACTAATAGTTTTGTTAGAGTTATTAATATTGAAAAACGTAATCAGAATATTAGAGACGATGTGCTTGAAATGAATGGTATGAATCCAAGTTATAGTAGAACTGGCTCAGGAGAACATGCTGCCGCTGTCAAACGTTTTGATGAAGGTGCTGAATGAGTAATAAGTATGTAATGCCAATCGCCTATGATAAATAATCATAGGAGGTATTAGTTATGAAATACAAAATTGATTATTATGGATACATTTATGAGTGGACAAATATTAAGAATGGTAAAAAATATATTGGATCCCATTACGGGTCAGTAGACGATTATTATACAGGATCCGGGAAAGCGTTTAAACCGGCTTATAATCGAAATCCAAATCTTTTTAAGATGAATGTATTAGAATATCTTGTTGAAGACAATAAAAAATTACTATTAGAAAAAGAACAAATGTGGTTAAATTGTATTCCTAATATTAGAGAGAATAAAAATTATTACAATTTGAATAATTATTCGTTGGGCGGGTCTAGTCATATAACAAGAAAACATATTGAAAAAAGATCAAATACATTAAAAGAAAAACACGCAAAATTAGGACTAAGTGAAGCAGAACAAGTATCATATAAAATTAAAATTGAAACAAGATTAGCAAGAATAGCATCAACAGGTTTTACAGAAAAAGAAAAAGAACAACATGCAAAATACGGATTTCAAGTACAAGTAACTACACCTAACGGTGAGATTAAAATATTTGATTCATGCGGGCAAGCAACAAGAGAATTAGGAATAGATATACGATATGGATTAAAAGTTTGTATCAAAAAACTTGATTTTAAGGGTTATAAGATAGTAAAATTAAGGGATCCATTAGTGGATTGTAGATAAAGGAAAAATATGGGTAATTTATTTAAGAAGGCGGCTGTGTTTACAGATCTGCATCTCGGACTTAAAAGCAATTCGTCAATCCATAATCAAGATTGCGAAGACTTTGTTGATTGGTTCATAGCTAAAGCCAAATTTGAAGGGTGTGAGACCGGATTATTTCTTGGAGATTTTCATCATAATCGAAATACATTAAATGTAGTTACAATGGATTACTCCTTGAGAGTCCTGGAAAAACTGGGTCAGGCGTTTGATCAATTTTATTTCTTTCCTGGTAATCATGATCTTTATTACAAAGACAAGCGGGATATCCATTCAGTCGAATTTGGAAAATATATTCCCGGCATCACTGTGGTACATGAACCGACTACCATTGGGGACGTTACACTATGCCCGTGGCTTGTAGGCGACGAGTGGAAAACCATAGGCAAGAAAGGTGGCAAGTATATATTTGGTCACTTTGAACTGCCCAGTTTCTTTATGAATGCCATGGTGCAGATGCCGGATCATGGTGAGATTCAACTGGATAGTTTTAAAAACTATGAACTTGGCTTTAGCGGGCACTTTCATAAACGTCAGCAACGTCAAAATATGATTTATATTGGCAATGCGTTTCCGCACAACTATGCAGACGCATGG